CGGCTGATGATTTTATGCGGATATGTCAATTTGCTAAAGAGGGTGGATGGTATGCTTTACCGAAATATCCTAAAAAAGTGCAAATAAATTATAAAAAAATAAAAAAAAATGAAAGAAAGAGAAATATATAATATAATGATTAAATGGTTATATTTTTTACTAGGATTGCTAATTGGCTTGTTTGTTATACAAATTCGTAATTTATGAAGCCAAAAAGTGCAAAGCAAAAAGGCAGAAGATTAGAAGAAACTTGGGTTGATTTAGTTAAGCAATTTAAGTTAGATCCGTATTCTTATGTTAGGGCCGATAGTGGAAGTGGTAATAAAAAAGAGGATACAACTCATTTTCATTTGCCTTTATTTGTAGAAGCAAAGAACAGAGAAACATGGAAACCATTGGCTTGGTTTAATGAAGCAGCCGGGAAGAATACAAGTTATGGATTAACCACCATTTTGGTTTTAGGAAAAAATCGCCTAGCTATGCCCTTTGTTTTTCTCCCGGCTGATGATTTTATGCGGATATGTCAATTTGCTAAAGAGGGTGGATGGTATGCTTTACCAAAATATCCCAAAAAGGTTCAAATAAATTATAAAAAAATAAAAAAGAATGCAAGTAAACAAAGCTGGAGAAGCAAAGTAAGGCAAAAAAATAAATCAAAAAACGAAATGAAAAAAAAAGAAATTATTGAATTAGATACCCTATCTAGCTTTAGTAAATTAAAAGTTTAATTATAAAGATGACAATCACCAATGATTGTAAAATTAAAGGATATGATATAAATATAGTAATGAAGGACTTAATTATAAATTATAAACTGGAAAAGAAAAATGAAGGATCAGATGAATCTTCTGAAACAGTTACTTGATGAAATCAAAGACGAGAACAGCAGAAAAATCATCTTTAGTAAGATGGAAGAGTTAAAAAAAAAGACTGAAAATCTAAAAGATATTGAGCTTGAATGTAGTGAATGTGGTAAGAAATTTATATTCACTACAGGTGAACAGAAATTCTTTATGGAACGGAGCTTATCAAAGCCCCGAAGATGTCCCGATTGTAGGCAGAGAAGGAAGGCAGAGATGAAGACTGGACAGCCCTTTAATGGTTGAACAGTTTCACATACTTTCAAACATTGTTAAAATATTTAAGGTGAGATATGGGTAAACTAAAAGTTGACAAGGCAAAATTAATTAATGCTACCAAGTGGCTGAAGAAAGCTAAATCTAAAACCCTGGTTCATGCATTAGTACATTGTGAGGCAGGATTAAAAGAGTTTGTTGACCAGTCACTCAAGGAAGGTAAGTTTCCGGTTGCTATATCTAACGAACTTCATAAAAAAATGGATGGTAGATTTGATTCTTATAAAATACCTAGCCATAACTCAATTACGAATTACAGAGATAAATACTTTTCCAAGTCAGAAGCAGTTGCTAATTTAGTAGCCAGCAATTCCCCGAAGATGAAAGCAATGTTAGCTAGAATCCAAGAAGGCTTTGACCCCTATGTTTATTATGTAGATTTTGTTATTGATTTACATTCAGAAGTAAAAAAATCTTATGACCTTATGAAAAACCAAACAATAACCATAGATATGTATATTAAAACTAAACAGTTGTTAAAAGATTCTTTAAGCGACTTGGTAGATATTGAAATTAAATTAGGTTATAGACGAGAAACTCCAAAAGAATTAAAAGTTACCTTTGCCAAAGAGAACCAATTTGGTCAATTAGAAAGGGGTGATATTATTGAAGGAGAAGAAATTACAGACCCAGAACAACTTAAACAACGAATTAATGACACAGCTAAACAAATTTCGGACACACTTAACGAACTTGAGGAATACAAAAAATATTCTAAAAAAACAGTTAGTAAAGGATAGTTTTAGTTTTTTTAGTAAGGAAGTGCTTGGCTATGATGATCCGGCTCATATTGTTGAGTGGCAGGATTTTATCTGTGAACAGATACATATACAGGAAAGTACTAATGAAAAGCGTAAGATATTGCTTTATGCTCCCAGAAACCATGCTAAATCAACAGTAGTATCGTATAAGCTTCCATGCTGGCTTATTGGCAGAAAGCCAGATATAAGAATAGTAACTGTTTCAAATGTGGCTGGACAGGCAGAGGCATTTTTGAGGCAGGTTAGTCTTACTATTGAGAATGATGAGAATTACAACAGGTATTTTCCTAGTCTTTTCCCAGGGTGTCCAGAGAAGTGGACAAACAAAGAAATAATCGTGGAACGTGTTACTAAAGAAAAAGACCCTACGCTAAGCACTACCGGAACAGGTGGTGCAATTTTATCTAAACGAGCCGATTTGATTATCTGTGATGATTTACTTAACAAGGACAATACCAGGACACCAGAGCAGAGAAAGAAGGTTTTAGATTGGTTTAATGATATTCTAATGCCAGTTTTAGACCCAGACCATGGGATTTTGATATTTATCGGAACTGTGTTTCATGAAGACGACCTAATATCAACCCTAATGAAAGACCCGACATTCAATGTTAAAAAGAAGTATAAAGCCATTATCAGAGAGGATCTGGATGATAAACAAATTGAGTTGTGGGGGATATATAAGAAATTTATGGTAGATGGCATGCGTGATAAGGCACTAAACTTTTTTAAGGATAAAGAAAAAGAAATGACAGCTAATACCGAAGTATTATGGCCAGAGAGGTGGAATTATAGAAGGCTTGTTGATGAAAGGTTATCCTCTGGAACTAGGTCATTCAACCTAATGTATCAGAACGAAGTTTTATCAGAGGAAACAGCTATAGTTAAGGGTGAATGGGTGGATAATTGTAAAGACGAAAACAGAACTCTTTTAGATAACTATAGTCCGACAATAGGTTTAGGATTAACTCTTGTTGCTAGAACAGGTGGAGTTGATTTAGCTATTTCAGAAAAAGAAACAGCAGACTTGAATGTGATAATCAGTTTAGCTAGAACAACAGAGGGTAAAATCTTATTAATGAATTGTATATATGGGCGGTGGAGTCCGTCTACAATCAGGGCTAATATTGTTGGTCAGTTTCTAAGGTTTAAGCACCAACTTATTCTAGTTGAAGATAACGCTTTTCAGGCAAGTTTAGTTAAGGACATGAAAGAAATATCAGATGCTCCAATAAGAGGATTTACAACTACAGGAGAAAAGTTTGATGAGTTTATTGGTATTAATGCTATGGCGGTTGATTTTGAAAATAATAAATTCATTCTTCCGGCTAAGCCAGACGATCCTAGAACAATTGATGTGTTTCAAAAACTAAAACATGGCTTGGTAAGGTTTGGTCCAGAAGCAGGACACACGTCTGATTTTGTAATGGCGTTATGGTTTGCGTGGACAGCGTTGCGTAATATTACCAGTAGTGAGATAATTAGTGTTGAAGCGAATGATATTCGTAGCAGTTGAAACTTGTTTGTTATTAGTTTATTATTAGTATATGGTAGCTAAAACAGGACTTCCAATAAAACATTCAGATATAGAACCCATGAAAGGTAAAAAGAAGGGAATTTTACATAGAATTGCTGAAATGGTTGGTAGAGTTCAACCAGTAAGCGTGCTGTTTGGAAGGCATACTTACAATCTTTATGGGGCAGAGCCTTCACTAGATTACACCAAAGTAAACTATCACTTGGCTAGAAGCCTTTATTATGTTTCTAAGGTTAAAAATCCCGAATCCGGCACAGAATATGGAGAGCAGTATTTATTAGGTGCAGGATTTGCAAAACCGATTGTTAATATTGCTGCTGGCTTTATGATAGGTAGTTTGCCTGATATTAGAATAGAAGGAGTAGATGAAGGAAAAAAGACAGAAATAGAAACTCTTATATCCGAATTTTTAGACAAGAATCATAGTAAGTTATACAAACTTTTTAGAAACAGTATGCGTGATGGTGATGATTATGTTCAAATTGATGGTGATGATTTGAAAAGATTCCCTCCAGAGCAAATAGATATTGTTATAAACAAAATTACTGGAGAACTAGAAGGTTTTGATAGAACAGTTATTGTTCAAGAAGAGCAAGAGAATGGTCGTGAGGAGAATATTAAATATAAAACCGAATATAGAATTAATAAACCTACTGGTTATAAAAAAACTTACAGATTGCAAGACAATAAAAAAACTTATTTACCAGAATATAGTGATACAGAACCCAAAGAGTACTTTGATATAGTTGGCTTTCACAACGAGTTAGAAGAAGGAGTTATGCTTTATGGTAATTCAGAGTATCAATCAATTTATTATTATATTGCCAATTATCACGCAGTTCTAGCTTCTGCCATAAAAAATAATATCTATAATGGCACTTCAGTTCCTTATTTAACAGGCGTTGGCAATACCCAAACCTTTATGGAGGCTAATGGTGAAAAGGCTGATGATGGTAAGTATAAACTAAGATGGGATGCAAAGAAACTTCTTATTGGCCCAGATAAGTTTGATATAAAGTTTGCTAGTGCAACAGATACAAGTCAAGGAGCAGACAAGTTATTAAATCTTTTATTCTGGTTAATTGCACAAAATTCAGAAACTCCTGAATTTGCTTTTGGAACTGCTGTTAGATCAAGTATGGCTTCTGTTTCGGAACAAATGCCGGTATTAGTACAGAAAGTAGTTAGAAAGCAGAAAGAATACACAGACCCATTGCTTAACCTAATTAAATTATTCTTAATGAATAATGGAGTTGATACGGAAACGCTTAAAATTAATATTGTATGGAAATCTTTAGTAGATAAAGACATGAAGGTTAATATAGAAATATTAAGGTTTTTAGCAGATGAGGGTATTATTACAGATAAATCTAAATTACAGATATTAGGAATGGGAGAATATATACAGAATATAGATAAAGAGTTGACAGAAGCCAAAAAAGAATCAGACGAAAGGCAAAAAGCATTTTTAGAAGGTAGTGCTAGGAAAAATCAGGTTCAAGAAGAACAGGAAAAACTTCAAGAAGAAGAAAATTAGTAATTAAACAGAAATATGGTAGAGAAATATGATTTTAATAAGGACAAGAGAAAAAAGTTTGTTTCCCTTGTATTAGCACAAGAAAAAGACCTTGATGACTTGATGCAGGATACTCAAGATGATTTTGATAATGTCATAGAAAGAAATTCCCGGCAAGATAAAATAAACGACAAAGATTCAGTAATTTCGGACACACGCCCTGTATTGGAAGATTGGCAAATAGCCTTTAGTTCTATCTTATTATCGTTTGGGCTTAAAACAGCTAAGGTAGTTGGTTCTACAGAAGTTAAAAAGGTAGATAACTACTACAATAACAAAAACTTTAACAATTCTATTAAACAGAGTTATACAGTTGAATACAGTCGTCTAGAGGATAAATATTTTACAATTAAAAACCCTGTTGATGGTCTTAGTATTGGTGATAGAATAAAATCAATAAGAGGAGATTTCCTAAAAACGACCAGAGATATTATTGAAGTAGGTATAAAAAATAATTTAGGGGCAAAAGAAATAGCAAAACAAATAGATAATCTTGTCAATCCTAGCGAAGATGTAAAGTGGATTGGTCCTTTTGATTGGGTAAGAAAAAGATTTGGTTATGAGCCTAACAAGAGTATAGACAGACGTGCAGGAAGTATAAGTTATAATAGTTTTAGGATTGCTAGGACAGAGATTGCTGATACCTATAGACGATTTACGATAAGATTGCATAGAGGACAAAAATGGATTAAGGGATTTGAGTGGCAATTGAGTGCGGGTCATCCGTTTACAGATATATGTGATGATTATGATGGTAAGATATTTAAGGATGAAACAGATTTGCCGGTGACTCATCCGAATTGCCTTTGCAATGTTGTTCCTGTTTTGGCAGAACCAGATGAATTGGGGTAGGTGGGTATCGCTTTTCAGCAAAGCCAATGTGCAACTGAAAAAACTCGGGTTCAACTCCCGACTGCTCCACAATGTATATTTGTACAATTTGTGGAAGCCCAACTAAAAGTCCTAAACATTGTGACTTATGTGGCTGGGTAAAAACCGAGATAATTCCTGAAACAACCAAAGAAAAGCCTCACATTATCCAACAACAGGCAGACCTAAATATTATTAGCCTATTATTGAACAACTGTGGGTATTCAATAGCTTTGGAACAGTTATCATTAGGATTAAAGGATTTAGGTTTTAAGGTTAATCTAATATCCCACGAAGAAAGAAGAATTGAATATCAATGGATGACTAAAGAATTTAGAGAAATGGTAATGACAAAATATCAACCAGCAGATAAGACCCTAGTTTTTACTCCGCCTATATTTATGAAGAAGCATCATATAAGAGGTGAAGCCTATGCTTATTCTATGTTTGAAACAGAAAAACTTGGTTCTATGCAGGTAGAAAGATTAAATATGTTTAAGGAAATTATTGTTACTTGTGAGCATAGTGCTGGTGTATTTAGGAAAAGCGGAGTTATGCCTAAAATTAGTATTGCACCATTATGTATAGATTATGATAAATATAAAATCAAGACGAACAAACACAAAGATTTTGTTTTTATGTCCTACGGAACACAGTCAGTTAGAAAAGGATCAGATATATTGGTTCTAGCTTTTTTAACAGCTTTTCCAAAAAATCCTAAAGTAAGGTTAATAATAAAAGATACTCTAGCTAGTAAATTTAAGTATAAACCAACAGACAACAGGATTATAAGAATAGAAAAAAATTACTCTGAACAAGAATTATTGGATTTAATTGCTTCTTCTGATTGTGGAGTTTTTCCCTCAAGGGGTGAGGGATGGGGACTAGGAGCTATGGAGTCAATGTCGGCGGGATTACCTGTTATCTTAACCGATTATGGCGGACTAGCTGCTATGTGTAACTCAAAGTATAATTATCCGTTAAAAGTGGCTAGGCTTGTTCCTTCAGTTTCGTATTATATTCAACACTCCTCTTTATTTTATGATATTGGTGATTGGGCTGAACCCGACTTAAACCATTTAATAAAATTAATGAAAGATGTTTATAAGAATAAAAGTAAGGCAATGAAGAAAGGTAAGTTGGCAGCAAAATGGATTAAGAAAAAATTTAATAGAATTAAACAGGCTAGAATAGTAGCTAAGGCGATGAATTTGAAAACAACTTCTAGTAAATTGAAAGTTATTAAATATCCGTGGTAACAGTCGTTTTCCTGTCTTATAAGAGGTTGGCTAACATATCCACCATTATTTCCTCAATAAAGTCGCAAACAGGCGTTAAAGAGGTAATCCTATTCAATAATGATGACACTTACAACCTAAAATTTAGGGATATAACCTGTATCAATAGTTCTAGAAATATGGGCTGTTTTGCTAAATATGCCATAGCTTTGTTAGCTAGTACCGAACAAGTATTTTTGATGATGATTTAATGTTTGAACCGAATGCTATAGATAATTTCATTAAGTGGTCAAAAGTTTATCCAGAATCAATTTTGGGCTATCTTGGCATGAATTTAGTAGATGAGAAAAAACCTTACTCAAATGGCAAAAGAGTTCATGTTAAAGATATAAAAAAGCCGACAAAAGTAGATATAGTTCTTGGGCGTATTCATCTTTTTAATGTTAGTAAAATACCGCAGATGTATGAGTTGAGAAGTAAAATTAAGAACTATTTAGAAAAACCT